CCCAAAGATCTTTGTAGCTCAAAAACCTCATCAGCAAAACCGATCAATTGCTGCCAATCGGTAACCGCCTTTATAACATGATGCGATCCGCTTGTTTTACGCTGTGTTATGTACGCTTCAACGCGTTCTTCGTATCTCTTCCGTGCGTCACGTAGATACGCATACACTGCGCGCTGAATTTGCTTCTCTGCGGGCTTTTGTCTTTTCTCTAACCAATCATTCCAAAGAGCGGTTCGTTGCTGATTTTTTTGCAACCTCTTCTTTTCCTCCTCGATCAGTTCTTTCATGTAGGTTTGCCCTTTTTCGCCAACCACAAACCATTTGATCTGCGCAACCGTACCCGCCAAACGAAAGTCCTGCAAGTGACGCGCGGCCCAGGCTTCTCTTTTTCGGATTGCCATCTCTTCAGTGTCGGTTTTTGGTTTCTTGTCTTGCCGGCTTACAATGGGTTCAAGTCGTCGATACTGGTTATTGCCCTCGATGTTTCCGCCCTTCCTCCATATTTGCGGCCAATTCTCTTTCAAGTCTTTTGCATACTCACCATCAAAAACCCGATACTGTGTATTCGCAAGTGATACCTCTTTATCATCACCGCGCGTTGGAAAGTTTGTAACCTCACCATTTTTCTCTTTGGGTTCCTCCCATGATGCAAGCGGTGCAGCCTCACCAAATCGATCGTATAGTTCTTTGATCTGTTCATACAACCGTTCTTTGTCTCTTTGCGTTGCTCCCGATAGATTATAGTAACCGGTGCCAAATTTGGGCTCACCACGTACTGAGGATCCCGCCGCAATCACACCACGAAAAACAACCTTGAGCTCACCATTGATCATCTTTGCAATCGGTAAACGATAGGCGCCTGGTTCATCGGTACCGCCACGATTGACAAAGAGAAAGGCCTGTTTGTATAGATTCATTCCTTGATCATCATTGAGGATCTTTTGTGCTTCTCTTTTGGTAAATCCCCAATCTTGATCCTTTGCGGCAAGCGGTAAATCTTTCCACCCATAGATCAAACTCTTCTGTTCTTTGTCTTCCTCTGCATTGGATAGCGGGTGATCTTTTGGTAGGAGGTCGGTATCATATGGCGATCGTCGATACTTTCCGGTACGCAGGGCATACAACAAACCATTGACGCGCCCCATTGCCCATTGTGCCGCGCTTGATACGGTTGGACGTACGCTTGATGGGTTGCTCTCATATGCGGCAAGCCCTCTATGATATGAGGTTGCAAGATAGTTTATGTTATCAAGTTTCTTTTTGGGATTGTCGCCGTACTCTTCATTGTGCTCTTTTCCTTTTTTTTTTAAACCCTTTTGGGTTGCTTCATTCAATGCGTCCATTGCTTCTTTTGCGTTGCTCTTCAATCCGTAATTTGTTTCTTGCTTTTGGATTGTCTTGAGTAGGATTTGCATGGCCCGCACATTTTGCCCTTCCTCATCACCAACATCTTGCGCGGGTGTTTCGCGCTCATCTTGTGGGATTATTGGCGCATCCTCCATCGATTCGTACAAATACGCATCAGCGGGATCCATGCCGTTAAGGATATGCTTTGTAATGCGGTCAAGTTGCGCATTGCGTATATCCTGCAACGCTTCCACACCGCTATAATCAATCTCAACACGTAGATCCTTATCAAACCGCTTGGCAATCTGCGTGAGGATGTGCCCAATCCTCTTGCCGCGCTTGGTTTGTACCTCCCAATAGTTCTGTGCTTGCTGCCTTGATACCGCAAAATTAGCACTGTTATCCCCAAGCACTGAGGGAGGTACACCAAAAACCGCACTGATCGCTTGGCGGGTATAGTCTCGCACCGCCTGGAATTCGAGATCACGCGGAGATATTTGTAAGGGTTCAATCTTTACTTGCCCACTGAGCACCATTGCGCCACCTTCACCGCTCATGCCCTTGTATGCATCAAGGATTGCGCGCCTTTGCTCATAGTCCCATATATCCGCCTCATCAGCGGGTGATATGAGTATATCAGGGCGGCCTTTCTTTGCAGCATCGCTTGCGAGTTTTTGCGCGCTAATATCTGCGCTTATTTCTCTTTGCAATGGTTGGATACCTCCAAGACCATACAACGCATTTACACCGTCACCCCATGATGCCAATTGCGTATATACAATACGATCGACGGGATACTCAACAACATTGCCGGAATCTGAAAACTCAAAGCCCTTGATACCTACAATCGGATCGGTAACAATCTTGGTTTGCTCTGGATGCAATCGGAAGACCGAAGCGGGCACATCTGTTGATCCGGCAATCAATGCATAACATCCACCGGTAAGCATAAGATCAACAACCAACTGCTCACGAAAAGAGAACCCATCTACATATGTGCTTGGTTGCTCTATGAGATCAAGGAATGGGTGTTCTTCGATAATTTGCGATCGCTCACCTTTTCCCTTGATGAGTTTGATCGGGAGTGCCGCAAGATCTTGTGATGCTCTTGATACAGCTGCATACACGTATGAATGAGAAGCAAAGGCGGCCATTGAGATCTTTGCCGGATATGGATTCCTCGCACCTTGCGCGCGCTCCCAATCCGCACCATGTGCCGGTCGTTCTGGTTTGTCCACCTGCTTTGCAAATGCCTTGGTTATACGTTGCCAAAATGTCAGCGGTTTTGCTGGTAAATCTTTGCTCATTATGTCACCTCACATCAGCAATATATCACAAGTTAACGTTGGGTGCATGAATTGCAAGACCCGCAAGGCTTGCCGTTTATTGGCTCATAGCAAGACCACGATTCACCAACAATCGACAGATCAACCATTTCTCTATAATGCTTCTCACTCATCTGTATCAATGGAGCTGTGATTTTTATTTGCAATAGATCCTGTAGGCTCTCGAAAAACTCCGGCCTGCAATCATAATAATCTTGTTGATCGGCAAGAGATGCACCATAGATCAAAGTGTCACAATCGTTTTGAAGTGCAAAATTCGCAGCAACTGAAAGAAATATTGCATTTCGATTGGGCACATATCTTGATCCCTTTGCACCACTACCGGCAAACATTTGATCCGCAACAATCGGAAGATCGATAACATGCAATCTTAGGTTTTTGTTTTTGCTCAACAGCATCTTATGTATCTTTTTGCATGCAATAAGCTCTTGATCTTGCGCTGGGTGATTGTATCTAAAATGCAAAAGAAACTTTATATCATCAATATGCTCAATGGCAAGAACAGTGCTATCAACACCACCGGAAAACAATAAAATCATAAACACCTCTTTTTTTTGAGCCAACCATTGAGAAGCTTTATCGTTGGCCTATATTGATAAAACAAACTTGTATGTGATCTCTCTTTGATTAGGTGATTGCATAATAGCGCAAGAGTAGGTAAAAACCTAACCAATCCCGATCCATCAAACGAATTGATCCCACAACCAAGCACCGCATCAAGTCTCTTGATACTATTGACGCGCCCAACATGCGACCAAACACCAAACGAATTGCAAAGCTCTCCAATCCATTTTAGGTTTTGCATTTTTCCCTCAGTGCTTCCGCCAACAAAAACACCAATGCCCGATCTGACAAACGGCAAGAGATCCGATCTTTTCATTCCATCTTGCCAAACGATTAACATTTTACAGCTGCCATATCGATTCAAAATCTTATCAATATACACATCAGCAAGATCAAGAGTTTTTTTGCTATCACAAACCACATCCGGCAACACAACCCAATCAGCAAAAGCAATATATCGATCAAGGTACGACAAAAAGGCATTATGATCAAACGGTTGCTGTTTTGTATGACATAGATACGCACCATTATCAAGCGCATAACCTCGAAGATTCAAGCCCTTAATTGTTTTTTTTGTTGGCTTGGTGTATTGCGGTGAGCACAAAAACCGCGCTGAGACAGATGCAAAATGCGAGAACTTCACAACCTGCGATTGTATTTCTGGTGAGTATTGGGCCGGTGGGCAATACATAACAGTTTTTTGACCGACATAATCCGCCCAATCCTCACGATCGAGCGGATGATTTGTTTTTTCAATCATTGGCTTTTCTAGTTGTTGTTTAATACAAAAGCATAAGTCATTATATTATAATGTGCAAATAAATAGGTGATTATTTTTGCTTTTCTTTTTGGATCCTTGCAATCTCACGCTCAAAGCGCGGTTTATTGAGATCAAAAGCAATCAAAATTTCTTCCAATGGTAATGCATCATCTTTGATCAGCGCATACAAAAGATCGTCTTGCATGGTTTGTGGATACTCCGACTTGAAGACACTGATCTCATTGCGTAATCTTGCGCGCACACCCATGATTGTTACTTGTAGCCGCACAAGCGCGTTGATGCCCCTGCTGAGAAGCTTTACACTATCCAGTATCCTCCATTCGATCAGTTGCGGATCTCTCTCATCATCTTGTGTCTCTTCCATTTGCGCGCCCCAAATACAAAATTATTATAACCCGCACATCCCCCACTTGACGCAAGTTTGTGGTTCAGTATCAAAAAGAAAATACTGCTTACCTCCTCTCACAGTTTTCGACCATTCGACAGCTTGATCAATGGTCATTAGTTTGAAAAGAGTGCATTGTTTACCTCGATGATCACTCACATATTGCTCTATCTTGCGTATGATGTTTGCTCTTTTACTGTCAAGATTCTTAAGATCGCCCTTGTTTGCAAATACACAAGGATAGCAACCAACGCGATTATGACCATTGAGATACAGAGGATTTGGAGATACATTGTATCTTTCATGAATTTTACGCACATCATCAAACGTCCATGATAAGATCGGCCGCCATGTATAGCAATCAAAATGATCGAACCATTCCCATTCTTGCATTTTTGATCTTTTGCGCCCTTCCTCGTGACGTATACCAACAACATTGATTGGATCGTCATATCGATCTAAGTGTCTTGCAATCGGATCAACTTTAAGCTTTGGAGTGCAAAATTTGCGCCTTGGGTTTGGTAAGCACATTTTATCAATAACCAGGCGTACAAACGGAGAAGAGA